AAGTTGCAAAATAACGTTTTAAGACGTTTTTTGCAACATAAAGCCGATTTTTATCGGCTTTATCGAGAAATGGGGTCAATTTCTCGACATTCGATAGTCATTATAAGGGACGATGTGGGCATCGTCCCCTACAATAATTTTAAAAAAATCCACAATAAAAACAACGGCAAGAGCAAGCCCTTGCCCTACGTAATATTTTTTTTAATTCGCATCGTAGGGGTGGGTCTCTGTGCCCACCCGCAAACAGCAATAAAAATAACGGGAGGGCACGGAGACCCTCCCCTACAATGTTTATTTTTATGCTCTCTGCGTAACTTATACTTTATTACGTAACTTATATTTTATTCGTAGGGAACGACCAGTGTGTCGTTCCTTTTTTATCGTTACCCAACGGGGCGTCGAAATCGCCGCCCCCTCCAATACATTTATAAAAGTCCGTGCTTGTATGGTCGGTTCACGAATCAACCATTTTATCGATGATTTTAATACGTTGTCATTGCGAGGAGCAAAGCGACGAAGCAATCTCATTTATCATTTTAGAGATTGCCGCGCCAATTAAAATTGGCTCGCAATGACATACAATTTTATTCGTAGGGAACGACCTAAAGTGTCGTTCCGAATTTTTCCAACACATCCGTACGTCGTGCAAAAAAACAGCACCCACAGAAGTGAGTGCTGAAATTTGAAATAATTTGTAATTATCTCTTTGAGAACTTTAAACCCTTTATTTATGCCGTTTTTAACTAATTTGTGTAACAATAGTGTATCTTTAAATAGAGTATACACTATCTTATTGGGTTATAACATATTAAGTTTGCTCTAATGCTGATACTCTTTCTTTTAAAGCCTCTATTTCTGCCAATAAAGGTGAAGTATCAATTACATCTTGCCAATATTCGCTATTAGCAGCACTCGGCTCAATACCTGTAGCTGTTTTTTTTGCCAACCATGATGTACCATTATGTTTAACTAAATCAAGCATTTCATAAGTAGCACTTGAGTCATAATCGCCTTTCGGCATAATTAAAATTCTACCTGCTGAAGCCATAATTTATTCCTCCTTTAATTCGGGCATACCCTTAATACAAGTTAATACTGTTACCACACCCGAAAGCAAGCAAGCACTACCCACACCTAACCAATCTACATCGGTAATACCAATAGCATTAGTACCAATTAAAGCAATAGCTGTTTCAGCCATAGTTTTAACAGTTCTAATACCTGCCGCCTTTAACCATTTAATAAAATCTTTCTTCATAATAATCTTCCTTTCTTACGATTCTAATTTCTTATAATACCAAGCTTGAATCCATAGATTATCTTTGGTAACACTCGCACCCTGATGATAACTCCAACTACCATCTAAGCTCATATTAAATGTTTGATACCCTGTTGTGGAACGCACATTGTAAGGTAGCACTCTCTTTGATGTCCAAGCCTCTGAACGGAAAACCAATCCGTCAACACCCAAATCATCTAATATTTCTGTTTCTCCATCACCGATTACACCGGAATTGATTTTAAATAGTTGAGTATAAACAGGATAACCATGTATTCTCTCGGTTGTTCGATATTCTACACCTTGTTGCATAGGTGGATTAAGCCATTCAAGCTCATCACCGACAGTACGATAATAACAACCCGGATAATCTGTCGATTCTATTGCAGGTGCTACACCAAGATTCAACCTTGCTGTCTCTACATTTTTAGCACCGGTACCACCATTTGCGATAGGTAGCTCTGCGACAAGTTCTTCAAGAGCCACAATATTTTCATTGGCAGATTCAAGACCCATATTAGTTTCTTCCAAGGTGGTTGAAAGAGCAGAAACATTATCATTGGTAGTTTTAAGATTCTCATTAGTTTCTTCTAAAGCACTTGAAAGAGCAGAAATATTATCTTTTTCGGTGTCTATTTCACTACCTAAGCTTGAAACATCGTTATTTAACTTTTCAAAATTCTCATCATATTTTGCAGTATGGGTGTCGATATACCCCTTTGTTAATAATTCTATTGTTTCTTCAAAGGTATATGTTTCACCGATAGCAATAAGTTTTCCGGTCTCGATGTCAATCTCAAATTTGTACATAGGACTCACATATTCTAATTCGCCCTTTTCAAAATTAAATGAGAAAGCTGTATATACACCATGTTTAGTGACTTCTTGCAATAATTCTTTAGCCTCACCACTTATTCTATTAACATCGGCAGATGCACTCTTAGACACATTAGAGTAATACATTGAGTTGTCTGTATCTTCCCCTGCTCTTATACCGGTGCCGCCTTTTGCATAAGACTGTGACACAAGAGCATCACCCTTGAGGAATAGTTCTTTTAATACATCACTCTCATATATAGTACCATCGGCATAATAAGCTCGGAACATACAATCTGCATCAAGCTCTATTCTCAAAAATCTTTCATCATATACACTCTTTGCGCTTGCAATAGCATTTTCAAGTGCTGTATATGTGGGTGTCTGCATAGCAGCATCATCATTTGTATTACTGTCTGTTGCCTCAACTGCAAATTTAGGTGTAGCAAGCACTTTATTTGCACCTGTCACCCTTGTATCTATTAGCTTTAATTGCATTTCAGTAATGCCTTCCGCTCCAATCGGAAGAACATCATAGATAATTGTGTTGTCCTTAATCGTACATTCGTTGATACTCGGTATCATTGCGTTTGGTGTAGTCACATACATTAGTGCTACCATCTGTTCCAATGGTAAATCTATAGTATCACCACTTGCCATAAGGCTAATTTCAATTCGCCTCGATGTTCTATCGGCAGTTTGAAAACCTTGCAATGTAAACTGAATACCACTTTTATGTACATCAAGTGTTTTCCTATATGTTATCCGTTCCATAGGGCAAACCTCCTTTTCTATTACATTATAAAGATAGTGGGAGGATATTATCTATCCCCCCACTACATTTTTAGTCATCAAATATTTCCTCTAAATCCTCTTCGGTTAAAATATCCAGCTTATTAAGTATTGCCTTTGCATCACGATATGCGTTATAGAATGGTAAACCTGAGAGATATGAGGAAGTTTTTATGCCATTCTTGATGGTAGTTTCCGGATTTCCCTCACCCTTCAAATGTTTTGAAATGCCTAAAAGTGTGTAATACGCACTCTGCATCCATTGAACATCTGTGCGTGAAGGAGAATACCCTTGCAATATTGATATACCGTCTTTAAGATAAGGTATCTTTCCAACTATGCTCATATCGGAAGCAAAATTGGATAAATACAATTTCAAAAATTCTGCTATATCCATTTCCTCCTCATCATCATCTCGCAATGCATCAAATCCGGATTCTACCAGTGCTGCAACAGCATTAGTAACAGTATAAGCAGTAATGACTCTTCCAATCATCTTGCCATTCTTCTTAAGTGCTTTCTTTTTGCTACCTAATTCTCTTGCATCAAGACCGGTCTGAATATACGCATCTTGCAAAATGTTATACGCAAGTGTAGGTTCTGAGGCAAACATACTAAGGATTTTATCTTTGCCATCAGGACTTCTCATAAACTCACTACGGGTTACTATAGAATCAACCACTTGAGTAGAATAGATTATATCTCTTAATCTTTTGCCGACCTCTAAGAAAAACTCCTCACTACCGATTTTCAGGTCTTTCCTCGTTTCTCTTATTTCAAGTTCTGCTGCATTCCAAAGATAACCAAGGGTAAGCCTATCTGCCTCACCGGCACCTTTCATAGACCACTCAACCATTTTATCATAACGAGTCTCTTTGTGCTTAATCTGCTCTGCTAAACCTCTCTGAATATTGGTGTCATAGTAACCCAAAGACTTCCACAAAGCCATACCACAATACTTTTCAGCATATTCAGTCTTAGGCTTATGAGCAAGAGCTTTAACGAGATATTTATTATCAATATTTGCGCTCGCTCTGAAATAGGAAGTAGGCTGCAATAAAATTACACGCAAATTCATACCTACTGAGGCTATTTTAGCATTTTTGAAAAATCTCACAGACAATGTATCTCTACTCAAACTATTTTGACCGTTAATATCTTCTAAGAAGGTAGTGATATACTTTTGTCCTTCTTTACCGAATGCCTTACCAATAGACTTTTTAACAGTATTTCTCACCTTTGCTTCGTCACCTACATATTCAATTTCTTTGTAGTTATACCACTTAAAAGCATCAAGTACAGGTAAAGCTAAAGCATTATACTTCGCCATGTCGGAGGTATGTTGAGCAAACACATCAAAGAGGCTGGAAATTACTAATCTGTTATTTGCACCCTCGGTCAAACTCTTAGTAAATGGCATATTCAAAAGTTTGAATAGGCTATTATTCTTTTCGGCAGGGTCGGCTGTAGAAATTTCATCTTTATCCACCTGCATAGGCACATAATCGGTTTCTTCAAAAGCTTTATACCCGAAGCGAGCCATTGATATCTCATTGCCCCAATCACTACAAACAGTATTCATAAACCACGATAAAGCATTAGCAACTTCAATCTGTCTTTTAGTAAGTGATTGAATGATTTTGTTAATCTCGCCCTGTTCAAGCAATACACCTTCAGGTTGTGAAATGACCTGATTCTTTTTGGTTTCAATATTTGATACTACAATACCTCCACCTAATAAGTGTCCCTTAGCAGCAGCTCTCTTGTTTAAAAGATACAGGTACATCACTTGTGCCGTAGTCATTTTAACCTTTTGATATTTTGGCTTATAGTTTGGGTCGGATTTTTCCAATTCAGTTGCAGGGAGACGAACATTAAAAGATTTAATTTCACCCTCCCAATCTTTAACCTCTTTAGTTTTATATGCTTTTTCGGTAAAGTCGATAATTTTCTTAGCATTGAAAGAAAGCTTATCCCAACCATCTTGAAAAGCCTCAAATATCTTTTTGCCGGCTTCTCCAAATCTCTTGAAAGCATAGTACGGATTAGCCATAGACCACTTTAGCATTTTGTTAGCTCCGGCTTTCATACTCTTCTCGACATAAGCCTTTTCGTTGCCCAACTTTTCGGCATACTCTATTCCTTTATGTCCGAGACTTGCGATGCCTTTTGCATGGTGAACACTATGGAATTGATTCATCTTAGTAACTGCCTGTTTAATGGTCTTAAGCATATTGTCAAGAGTATTCAAATCATTAAGTGTCATCTTGTTTAAGATGAATGCATTGTCACCAACAGTGCGCATTATATTATCTACAGACTCAACCATTGATTTAATATCCTCATCTAAATCATGACCATATAAATCAATAAGCTCCTCTTTACCAACACTTGCATCTAACATCATATCCTTGACCTGACTTAAGGCTTTTTGTAATGATATATCTTTTCGTGTTGGTGTACCCTTGTTGTCTCCTCCACGCATACCAAGTAATTGTTGAGATGAGAAATCAATAGCTTGGAGAAGGTTGGCTACCGGACCCTTCAAGGACTCATGAATATGCTTCTCTTTAGAATTCTTTAAAAGCCATTCATTAAGAGTAAGTGCTTTCCCGGTAATGCTCTGTATCTTAGTCTTGCGAGCAGCATTATCTTTATAAGCTTCCATTCTTGCCTTGCTTCTTTGCTTAACCTCTGCAATTTCCTTATCCTTGCTGTCACGAATTTCTTTTACAAGTTTTATAGCCTTCTGCCTATCAGCCTTATGTTGAGATTTTAACCTGTCCTCATAATTATCCCTTAGCTTATTTATAGCCTCTCTATGCTTATAATTGAGAAGTTTAATCTGCTTGTCATACTTTTCAGCAGTAGTACGAATAGGAGATACATTCCAATATTGATTGTAGATTTCTCTTGCCAACCATCTTGTTTGCTCTTCTAAATCATATTCTACAACAATTTCAGATGCCTCTTTCAAGTTATCATAAATATCATAAAGCTCTACAAGCTGGTCTGCATCGGAAATTTCAGCATCGAATATATCAGGATATGTAGCAGCCCATTCTGACCATTGAGAATCTAAACTTATTCCACTCTCAGATATTTTTACTCTATTAAAGAAAGCATTTCTCCACTTATCACCTAACTTATACTTCGCATTTTGTATCTGTTGTTCATTGACAGATATTGTTCTGCTTCGTATATCTTTGAGAATCATTTTTAAATAATCGTTTGTTACGGTAACAGGTCTTGCCTCACCAAGTACCATGCTTGCAACATCATAGCATTGTGAAAACAAGTCTTGCCAATTAAGGTCTTTTGAGGTTGCTATATAGGAATATATACCATTAAGCAAAGTCACTAAATCTTTTTTATTATAGTTACTATTTGCCAGCTTGCGAATATGCCCGGCAACTGCATCTAACTGGTTTTTATTGAAATAATTTCCATGAGTAATCTGTTTTTCAAGTGCAAGTCTTTCCTTTAACCTCTCAACATCTTCCTTGAGCTGTGTATTCTCTTTAATTAGCCTATCAGTTTCACCCATAGTATCATAAACAGAAACATTGTCTCTGTCAGAGTATCTAATATCAGGATTAGAAGTAGGATTGATGTTTGAAGTTGATTTAATTTGATTTTCGTCAAACACTACATACTCAACAGTTCCGAAGTCAGTAATATTTGTTCCGTTACCAATTATTCCGTCATATCCCTTTTCTTGTGCAAGATAAGCAATATCTTTTACATCTCTCGGAAGAATAGAAGGCTTTGGATTTATTCTTCTCTCAACAAACCCATAAACACCATATTCATCTATTTGTGGCTTAGTTATTCTGTCTAATGATTTCCAAGTGTTAGGCGAAGATGAATCTTTATAATGAATAGTATAAAAGCCTTTTCTTGTTTCTTCTAATTTTGCATCAATTACTCTTAAAGATTCCTTTTTCTTTTCAATACCTAAATCGTAAACCCAATTCTCATCATCTAAATATAATGGATTTGTTATATTTAGATAATATTCATATACATTGTTACCGTATTGATTTGCGGCTGATTTTGAATTTGAAAAATAAAACCCTTTTCCATAAAATGCACCATTAGAAGAATTTATTTTTGATTTATCAAACACCGTAAACTTTGCATCCGTTCCGTGATAGCAAACAAGCAGATTACCCTCTGAATCTCTAACTTTAGAATTAGCAAAGAAATCTTGTTGCTCTTTTGAAAGTTCGTTACCTTCGGAGTCTCTATTGCTATACCTAATGTCATCATTATCCATATTAAACCTTTCAGAAAGAGGAATAACATTCCCCTTGTCATCGTAGGTTATAGGGTCGGCAGATTTAATTTGCTCAGAGTCAAAGAACACATACTCATCAGCATATTCATTGACAGAGCCATTGCTACTGGGGTCAAGTACGGTCTTAAACAACACAGAAGTATAACCGTTTTCTTTCGCCCAATTTGCAATATAGTCTGTACTGCGATACTTACCCTCAAAAGGAATAGCATCCCAAAAAACTTTACCCTCATCAATAACTAACGGATTATTGCCCATGTTTCCATAAAGCTGATAAATTCCAACATCCTTAACTGCTTCGATAGATTCTATAACTTCTTCAAGGTATGCAATACTGCCTCTTTCGGTTATTAGTATTTCTCTACCATCAGCAAGTCGGTTTATTCCGTATTCAAGGTCAATTAAAGCATCTCCAAATTCGTACCCATTGAGATAACTAAAGAAAGGATAAAGGGAAGTGCCTTTTATCTTGTTGTATTCTTCTGTAAAGAAATCTCTGAAAATCTGCTTTCTTTCGTGGCTTCTTTCAATATCATATTTAAACCATTCATTATTTTCTAAAATTTCCTCAGCAGACATTTCACCACTCAACATATAGGCAAGTCCTTGATAAACATTTACAAATTCGTTAGCTTTTTCCTCACCATATTTTGAGTAAATATAATCCCAAAAAGCATCAGATTCTTTGCGGTTTATACTTTCATCAAGCTCACCTATTTTTGTGCTTATGTCATTGAAAATCTCATTAGCATTAGATATAATATCGTTCTTTGATTTATCGGTAAGCCTTGAGTAAGTTGCACCAAGTACATTTTTAGCATTTTCTATAGCCGTATCAATCGTTCCATCATTTTGGATATATCTCTTTGATGCGTTTCTAATGCGACCAAGTCCTTGACCTCTGTTGTAACCCATTGCTACACCTGATGAAGCTGTTGCATAAATCATACCACTACGGAATTTGGTAAACCCAAATGTGCCGCTTCCGTGATACAGTTTAGGAGTATTATACCCACTTGATTTAGCAACCTCATCAACCATACGCTGTGCGGTTTCCATATCACCGTTGTTGACGGCTTCCATATAGATGGTGTCTCTGTCACTATATCTAAATTCTGCAATAGATGACTCATACTCAGGTACAACACCAGTTTTAAAGTAATTATCAATATCTGATAAAATTTTAGTTGTTGCTGTTCCTTTAGGATATGTAACAGAGCCATCTGTATAACCATTTGCTTTTGAAAAATCAACGGAAAACTCGTCATTATCTCTCATTACTTTAGAAATAATATCTCGCAATGCTGATTTTTGTGCTTGGTTAGGAGCTTGGGAAATATCTATACCATAGGTCTGTAAACGAATATTACCCATATTCATAAAAGCAATTAAGCCATCTGAATACTCTGTGGTTTCAGGCATATCAAGTATTTCAGAGATTTCTCTGTGGTCTTGTACTCTATAACCTTGACCGTCAGAGAAGTCAAGCATTTTACCATTCAACATAAGATATGATGCAAGACTCAATCTATTGGTTGTACCAAATCTTTTTACAGCCTTATTTACAAAATCCATCTTTTCCTTTTCGGTAAGATTTTCAATGGATTTCATATATGCATCTCTGCTCAACTCTTTTTCATTATCAAGAGCTGCTCTTATATCCTTTTGCTCACCAATAATCTCAGACATTCTTTTAGATTTATCATATAAACCCGATTTGCGAGTCCACTCACCATATTCTTTAATTGCGTTATCGAGTTCCTCACCCTGAAGAAGTGAAATAGAATCTAAAAAGTTAAGATATTCCTCACTCTTTTTAAGAGCCTCAGCCTCTTTTTCTAACTGTGTATATTCAGTTTGTAATTCTTGAAGCCTATTTTCTCTGTCTGAGAACCGATAATCAGCATCTTTGGTAGGATTTTTGTTCTCAACTGATTTTACTTGTTCAGGATTGAAAACAACATAGGAAAGTCCTCTGCTTGTTACTTCCTCACCATAACCACCGGTAGCCCCTTCATCAAGAATAAGTCCGTCATAATCGTAGCCTTTTTCTTCAAGAAATTCTTGTAAGTCTTGACCATCTAACCAATCAGGCAAACCACTTTCCATAAGGTCAGTTCCGGTACCCCATTGTTGATAATACTCTTTGTAGAATATATCTCGTTCTTTCTTGTTTCTTGTATCAAAAGGCTTTTTAATATCAAGATAAACGGCATAGGTATCAGGCTTGTCAGCAGTCTTTTTATAACTCAGACTACTTGCACCTTGATTTTGGTAGTTATCGGCATACCATTTATGCTCTGTGAAGTATGTACCACTTCTAAACTTTGTAAAGGTTGCGTTAGGAGTACCATGATACATAACCTTGAGATTACCATTTTCGTCTCTCACCTTAGACTCAGCAAAATAAGACTGTTGAGCTTCGGTTAAAGTGTTGCCTAAAGTATCTCGGTCAGACCTTTTTATTTCATTATCTTTTAATTTACTAACTGTTTTGCTTTGGTCACTAACTCTTTTTCTGTCTTGCTTGTTTCTATTAGAGGAATTATCTTCTTCGCTAAGTTCTCTTTCTCTTCTTCTTTTATATTCTTGAAAAGAAGAGAAATCTCTCTTTTTGTAGATGTCGATACTTCCTTCTCCAAAAACAAATGTAACATTTTCCCACGGGATTGATAAGTTGCTTCTTTCATTAGACAAAATCTCCTTTTGTATATCAATTTGGATTGTATCGGGTATAGTCGGGTCTATTTTTAAGATTTTAGTAATTTGCGGGCTTCTTATTGTTCCCTTAACATACATAAGTATATTAGGATAGTCAAAAGAAAATATAACTGCTTCTCCAAATCTTGTGGTAGGGTAATGGTCTTTATTATGCTTATAATCTGCATATCTTGATAACAATGTACTATATTCTTCTGCTGATAAAACATCATTATATCTTACCCAACCAAAATTATTATACTGTGTTTCGGTATAAAAGGCAATATTTGGATTATTTCCTCTCGCCATTTCCTGAACATTTTCATTAGTAGTTTTCCCGGTAACCTTCTTAGCAAGAGCCTCACCGGTGATGCCTTCTTTTTGCAAGGATTGGTTGGCTTGAATAGCCTGTCTAAGCATTTCGTCCCACATTTTAGAAAGTTCATTTAATTTATCTTGATACTTTCGCAGTTCTATTGCTTCAACAGAGTTGGACTTATATTGCGAAAGAAGGTCATTTATCCAATTTTTAAGATTTTGGATAATATCCTTAATCTTATCTACGAAAGTTTTCTGCTCGGATTCGCTCAATGATTCGAAGATTTTCTTACCTTCTTCACTCATAGCAAGCATATCTTCACAAGCTCTTGCGATTACTTCATCTCTTACAGTTTCGTCAGAGATTTTTTCATTTGGGTGATTCTTCTCTAATTGCATTCTCCTTTGATTAAGTATATCTGCCTCAGAAAGACCACTACTTTCCATAAGAGATTTAAAAACAAATTCATCAATCTTACGATATAAAGCAGGAGCTTTTTCTTTCGCCCAGTGTGTTATTTCGTGAGAAGCAGTTGGAATAATAGAATCAGAAAAATCTGTACCCCCTACCTTATCCATACCGGCATAAATATCAAGTACAATAGTATTATCTCTTATTTCAAATGCGCCATTTATACCTAATTCCATACCATTTGAAATAAGACTTAAATTCATTCCAGTGCCTTTAGCAATACCCTTCATAAAGGTGATTGCTTTTCTCTGTGAAGAATTAAGAGAGTTCCATGCCACTTTACCTTCTGCTCCGGTATTGTCATAATCAATAACAGAATCATCAATCTTGCCTTGCACAGTAAATGCCTTGCCATGCTTAGCATTTAATTCATCAATGGCATTTTGTTTCGCTTTGTATTGATTGATTACGGTAGCACCATAAATAGCACTAACCTGCTCATTTGAAAGAACACCTTTATTTTCTAAAATGGTATCTTGAGTAAAATCGTGCTTTGCATATTCCATAACAAGGTTAAAGGAATCGGCATACTCACTTACATCGGTCTGACCATCATACTGATTAATGAATAAATTGGCAACACTTTCATTCATAAGTTGTGCGTGAGATAACAAATCGGCATCTTTTTGAGTAAGAGTAATATCAGATATTGATATTTCCTTACCTTCGGCAGTTATAACTTTCGTATCTTTGCCTAACTTAATACCGGCTATATCAATCTTTTCACCTGAAGCATTTACCGAGTTTTCCTCTGCAACTCCGTTTTTAGTGAGTTCCTTAGATATTTTTGCCGCCTCATTTACAGTACCAACTTTAGAAAGTTTACTTAATGTCTTAATAGCCTCAATTTTTTCGCCATCAGAGGTTTTCTTTGAGGATAAGGTGTTTCTTGCTCCTTCATTGGTAAGTGAATACAGATTGCCCAAACGAGCATTAGAGATATTATCGGCATCGTAGCCTTTTTGTGCATATTTGGTGTATGCCTTATAAGCATCAGACTCTTTAGGAGTTAAGCCGGCAATATCAAGCATATCGGCTGTTTTTTCATTGCTTTTAATGCCTTTTCCTATTGATTTATTTTTAGAATAACTACCGTAACTTTGCACTCCACCCAAACCAAGACCGGATAGACCACCACCTGCCGCAGCTTTGCCCAATCTACCTGCGACATATTCTCTTATTTCGGCATCTATTTCTTCATCTGAGTAACCTTTTGCTTTTAATTCTTCTCTCATTGTTGATACTTCAGAGCTATCACCACGAATTAAAACATCTGCCCAAATATTAGTAGCTTCGGTAAGAAATTCCTCTGTGGCTTCTACACCTGCTTGTTTTAATGCTGATTTAATAACATTTCCTAAGCTATCAACATTATCAATTTTTAAAAGCTTATCGATGCTAACGTATTCGAATACAACCTCTGCCATTCCGCTTACAAGAGCAGTTTTGAACACTGTATCAGCATCTTCACCTGCTTCAACCAATTCCTTAGCCGTCTGTTGAAAAGAATTTGTACCAGCAATCACAGAATATCCCGGACCCAACATAGCACTACCTGCCACAGTATCAGCCATAGACATACCCGTATCATACAAGAAAGAAGGAATATTTTGTCCGAACAACTCAAAGCCTTCGGTTGCCTCGGCTATATTCTCACTTACATAACCACGTGCATCACTTGAAAGGTTTGATACACTTCGTAATGGGTCATAAGGATTATATTCCTTGTCATTCCACCATTCGTCTAATGAGGCAACCGCATTTCCAATACTTCCATAAAAATTACCGGCTATTGAAGCAATCGATGTACCTACACCTGCCAAAAATCCCGAATCGGCAAACTCCTCAACCTTTTTAGTCTCTTCCTCATATTTTCTCTTTGTGAGAGTAACAGCCATTTTGTCAAGAAATTCTGCTGCCGCTTTTCGTCCCTGTGTAGCATCAATATAGTTAAATACAGCGACTTCATCTTCGGTAAGTTGGTCATAACCTTTTTCTAAATAGTCATCACCCTCACCACCGTAGATTGATTCGCCAACGGCAGCTTTTGGAATTGCCTCCCTTGCATTATTTTTATTATTGATAAATTCATAAAGAGGGTCAGAAGTAACATAGTATTTTCCGCCTTCCTTATCGTAGTACATTGTAAGACCATCATTATCACTTGCCACAGCTTCTGCTGTACTGGCATTATCTATAGCAAAAGTATGACCGTCCCAATACTGTGACTTCTTAGCAAAATCCTCGTTTTCCATAACATCTTTGAATAAATCAAATGTATTGTCTAATGCCCACACATTTCTTAGGGTTTTTAATTTTTCAAGGTACTTACTTTTATCAGATTCTTTAACAGCCTTTTCAAGCTCTTCATAAGGAATGCCGCCACTTAAATTTTTAAAATATTCTTCCCTTTGCTGCTCTGCCTTCCTTTGGTCATCGGAAGTGTAATAGGTTATTACACCCCTCTTTTTAGTTTCTTCTTCATTTAAAGTACCTGACTGTGGAATTTTCCAATTTTCATAGTTCTTTTTAGCATTATCGTACCATTCAGGCAAGACATGAGTATTTTCTATAGCCTTGTCAAAATCTCTAAGGTCGGTATAACCCATATAGGAGCTTAAAAACTTATACTCATCGGAATCAGGCTTGTATTTTTTAAGGTATTCTTGCACCTCATCATACGTTAAGCCTCTATAAGTATCCTCGCCCGTTTTCTCATCGGTACCGGTCTTCACCCTAAACTTAGAGCTTAATTCACTTTCCTTTTTCGCAGCACTATAGGCATCGGCATTTTTATATTGACCATACACTTCAGAAAGGCTATCCCAATTATTGAGAACAGAATCATAGGCATTAGCAATATTGCTAATGTCAGCACCACCAAATAATTCTTGATATTCTTGATAATCTTTTATGCGAGTTCTCATAGCTTCAACTTGAGGCTTGAATCTACTCATTGTTTCTTGAGTTTGCCAATTACTACCTAAATTTTGTACCATTTTACCCATAGATTTAAGGTCTTTTTCAAAAGTATCAAGACCAATCTTTTTTGGGAGTCTTAGTCTCTTCACTCTTTCAGAGTTAGTGTAGGTTCTATTTTGACTTGAAGAAGAGGTTTTTTTCAATTTCTTATTATTTTTCCTATATTCTTTAGCTCTTTCTGAATTAGTCATTACAAAATCTCCTTATTCTAAAATCTTTAGTATTTTCCGGTTTTAAGCCATGAAACGATGTTATTAAATCCTTCCTTAACATAATCTACGGTTGTACGATTGCCATGGTTGTCAATATATTTCTCGATTTTTTCTACATCAATATTAGAAGGAAGTGAATCAAGATATTTGTCATACTCATCGTAGCCACCCTTGTTGTATGCATCTAATGCCTCTTGCATCTGTTTCTGAGTAGGTTCTTCATAAGTAGGGGTATTATCCATAACTACTTCTCCCTTATCATCAACTTTTGCATTATTCGAAGTAAGACTCAACTTATATTCTTTTTCCCATTGAGAATCAGCCACTTTATCTCGGTCTTTTTTATAATCAAGTTCAGTCTGATTCCAATAATCACCTGACTGTTGATTGATGCCATTCCACGCATTAGTAATCTCTTGTTGCCAAAGAGTTAAATCTTCATTATTTTTCTGTTGATAGAAGCTATCATACATATTCATGGCATTGTATGCGTTAGTTATATCGTCTTGATATAAACCATACTCCCAATTTCTTTGATTATTTGCAGAATCGGAAACAATACCATAAGCATCAACATTTCTATTCCACTCATTATCACCCATCTGAGTATATACACCAAGCAGATTATACATATCCTCTCCCTCTGCCTGATATGCTTGTAAAGCCATATTATAATATTCAGGGAGGTTATTATAAGCATCTTCAATAAAAGCATTATAAGCCTGGTTGCCGGCAGATGTTGCGTATGTACTGCCATAACCGCCGGTTAAGGATGAAGCTTGCCCTATGGTGTCTTGCATGGCGGTCTTTCCGCTACCCATAGCAGAGGCAAGAGCTTGTTGAAAAAGTGGGTCATTGTCAACATCGTAAGAAAACTTATCTCTGTTTTCTATCTTGTCTATTTGACCATAAATTTTATCGTCCCAAAATGTTTTACCATTCTTAAAGTATTCCTCTTGCCCCTTCAGCCATTCAAATGCCTTTGTAACCGCTTCGGACTGTTGAAACCCTGCATTTACTTTATTTATATAGTTATTGGCAGCATTATCACGATTGGTTTTATATTGGTTTGCCTCTTCCGAGCTTTCAAAAGGTTTATAAGCATTATCTACAAGAGATTGGTCTACACCTTTGAAGTTCACATCAACTGTGGTGTTGTTCCCCTTATTCTTATTCGATGCCGCATTTGTGTTATTGTTCTTTTTGGTGTTATTGTTATTGGTTGCGTTTGTATTAGTTTTTGTTGTGCTACCCGAACCGGAACGCAAGTTATTTAACATTGTGGTATTCTGACTTGCTGTGCCTTTGTAATTCGTAATTCCCATACTGTTTGCAATTTCTTTTCTTGCATCGTAAGAGGAATCTTTACCCTCGCTTTTGAGGTAATCCACTATAGAATTACCGGTGTATGCATATAATTGTAAATTTAATACCATATTCATTCTCCTTATGATGTAGTATATTCTAAATTCCCGGTACTAAAATTCACCGAGAAATTTACTTTTGATGTGGCATTATCTAATGCCGCCTTAAATGATTGCGAATTTATGACATCAAATACTGATATCTCATTGTTCACCACTTGCTGAAGTTGGTCATCTCTTTCTTCAACACTTCTGCCGATATCATTATTCAATTGATTTAATATCGAAATGACTTCTTGTGAAAGATTTTCGGTAGATATATTTGTTAAAGAAAATTCTAATGCCTCTTTAAACTGTAACAAATAGTTGTTTACTTGAAATACCACTTCTTCAAGTGATGAGCCTGATATATTTGGAAAAGGTAATAGGTCAAACATTATATATCACTTCCCTCTTCTAAAGTCTTAGTGATAGAGTATATCTTGCAACCACCTTTTCCGGTTATTTTGTAGTTAAAATGGTCGCATCGTTTTGGGATAATAGGAATGGTAAATGTGCGTGTTCCCTTGCCACTCATATTAAATTTATGTTCCCATACTCCACTTGAATCATATTGTAGATAGAGGTCTACATTTGTTCCAAACTCTAAGGTAAGTCTTAAATTGATTCGTGATACATACTTATTATCAGGTGTGGAATATCCCATATTGCCTGATTCTACAAACCAATCAAATTTATCCTCTGTGTTTCTTTCAGGCACATCATACAAAAGTGTTCCACCCACAGATTTCATGCTATTATCATTGTTATCAATGTAATATAGCTCGTCTAAGTGTTTGCAAAAATATAGCACTTCGGTATTATCCTCTTTGCACCATATTCCATTTTTAGAGTCATACACAAAGAAGTGAGAAACACCCTCGTTATCTTTCATTGAAATGTAGTATTTATCACCTATTGTACCGGCTACAGCATTATAATATCTAACCTCACCAAAATCATCTGAAATACCAATGGGAAGGCTACCATTGTATGTACATACACACGTTGCTGACTTGTAGTACAATGTTTCGTTAAGGATGGCAAGACTTCTTTCAGAGCCTTTCTGCACACCCCGGCACTTGGTTTCTTTAATTTGATGTCCCCCTGTAGAGCTAACTGCCACCTTAATTAAACAATCTTCCTTGAAGAACATTGGATAACCCAAATAAGTTATTGCACCTGTAAACTTTCCATCCGAGCCTATTGTTGCCGCCCATGAATCTGTGGAGATACCTGCAAAGCAATTCCAATTCTTCACATCACCCAATTTGCAGCAATATATTTCGTGACCGTCATTAGAGCAACCCCAAAGTCTATTATTACATTCGGTTATAAATGCCATATCAGGCACTTTTCTCTCTACCTTAAGCCACCTATCTAAAAATGTGGCATTTTTACTTATGATACCTACCACAGTAATAGCATCATCGGTTTTATCTATAATCTGAGTATTGGTAGATACAAAACCATCGTCCTCTTCATTTACGAAGATGTTATTTAATGTGTCATAGCCTTTTGTAGACTGCAAAGTAAGCTTAACACCATCTTCTTTTTCGAAGCCTTTGCCTATGCCTTTTGCAGTAATTTGCGTATATGTAGTCGCAACCGTCAACCATATTTTTGTACTTGCCGAATATACCTTTAGAGAGGTTTTCCCATTGTTGGTACTCATCATATAGTCGCCGTCCACCGGATTAGTAGTTTCATAATAACTTGCATCGTGCCAAGTTATTGTCTTGCCACTTGCTTCGCATAACGAAAACTTAATCGGTGTACCTGTTTCTATGGTATTTGTATGTTCCATATACCCACATTCACCATTGTCAACATTGTACCAAACTCTATCAGGCATAATAATGACATAAGCACCCATTTTCGCTAATGATTTGGGACTTTCGGCAGATAATCTGACACCTTCTAATGTTTTTTCTTCCCCATTTAAGTACAATTTACTATCATCTATCCACAGAATTTCCTCTTTATCAAGAATGCCTTGAGGCATAGCAAATCTCTTTACTATGCCTCTGTTCTGTCTCGGAGATAAAATAGGGAAGTATTGAGATGTCATATTCTTCATATCGTAAAATTGACCTTCTTGACATGATAACTGATGATTATAACCACCAAAAACAGTTGTCATCTCTCTATATTTTGTTACTTCTTGAAAAGGTGGAAATAACATTGTTGTACCCTCCTATATCATTTTTACCAATTTGTATTTAAGGCTTAATCAACTTGCCTTTTTTCAAAAGATTCAGCATCTTCGTATTTTGCTTGGAAGTGCCTACGTATAATTTAATATCGTTAGCCTTTGCAATCTTTCGACGATTTTTAAATGTTGAAGCCACACCAACATCTTTGAGGGCATCCACAATGGAAGTGGATTTGCCTGTATATTTTTTATAGTATTTAGTGTTTTTGGTGGTTGTGGTCTTTTTAGTTTCGGTTTTAGGTTGAGTTTTCTTTTTAAGGTTGCAAAACTCAATCAAACCTTCTGCAACAGCTTTAGCATAAGCCTTTTGACCCTTTACGGAAGTTATTACCTTATAGTCCTTCTTAGTGTCCATAAAGCCACCTTCACAAAGTACAGCAGGTATCTTATCCTGATTGATGACATACCAATCTTCAATCTTAATGCCTCTACCCTTTAAGCCGGTGTACTTAGGTAATCGTTTATAAATGCACTCTGCAAGCTGCTTATCTTTAATTGTGGGATTGATGTCTGTGTACACTTCAACACCTGTTGCCGTTCCCCAAGTACCTTTAAATGCGTTGTGATGAATAGATACAACTACATCTGCACCCTCTTTTTTATATTTTGCAACTCGTTCTGCAAGGGATTCATCAGTTTTACCTTCGTTATTGTCTGTGCGAATTATTTCACAATCATAGGGAGATAAATCCTCGGTAACATAATCGCAAACATTATCGTTTAAAGTAAATTCCTTAATACCATCGGGTGTCTGTTTGCCCAAAGTTTTTAATCCATGACCTGCATCTAAAGCAATTTTAATTGACATAATAAATTCCTCCTAATCTTGAATATCGTTTATATGTAATTCTTCTTTGCAATAACTTTTAACATCACCGTTGCCACCTGCTTTGATATAATCGTGGCCTGCGATTATTCGTTCACCTATTGGCATATCGTGTGACATTACAGTAAGCCTTTTGATACCCAAGTAATTTTCTTTACTATGGATTTTGAGTTCCTTAATATCCTCCTTAATCCCATCAAGACAAGTGTTTTGTTTTATGTCGTCAAGGAAATGCACAAATTTTGAAATGCCCTTCCACAACAGCAATAGAGCCGTACAAGCTCCACCAATTTTAATTATCCAATCAAGCCATTCCATTTTAAGTCACCTCTTTTTTGATTAATACCGCTTCATATTCTTCCTTGCTGATTTTGTGGTAATTTCCGCACTCAGTTTATCGAGCCGTTTTATCCTATGTCTTTGATATGATAGTAAAGTAATTCGCAGGTGCAGTGATATTTTGAATAACCGCACTATATCTTTCGGGGTCATAAATCCCTGCGTGGTCTTTTTTAGTTGAACTGTCACAGTACATTATTTCACCATTTTCTTTAACCCCATAAAGCAATATTGCGTGACCGCCTGTCGCCCCTTGACCATTACTTGTGGCTAATACTACATATTTTCCTGCGGCTAATTCATCGTATATCTCTTGAAGGTAATCTTGCGCGTTTGCCTGATATGAGTCACCATTCAACCCAAGTAATTCTAAAAAAAGGGAATTTGTACCTAAGCTTTGTACAGAAGCTTCAAATTCATTTAAAGGATTTTTACCTTCTTTTCTTTCAATTTCTGCACAAATTTCTTCGAATTGGGCTATTGTATCTATTTTCAAGTTGTTATATCCGCAATAAGCGGCTAAAACACTAAACAATACACAGCCATCTGAATACACTTCGCCCGATGTTCCTATGGGTTTATTTGCCCAACGAGGGTCTTCCTGACAGAAGATAGAGGGCGTAGGGTTCTCACAAACGGTCTTGGTGCAACCGCTCCATATATCACCAACAGAAGACCAAATTTGCTTTGGTGTTGCAAGTGTGTCAAAAGTACAAGTCGAACTTAAACTATCCCAATCATAGTCATATTTACTGTTTTGCAAGCCACTCTTCCCTATGCTTGTCACACTTGCTATGCTTGGTAGTCTTCGTAGGTTTTTAGTACCGCCAAGACCTTTGTTACCAATTTTTGTAATGTTTTTGTTACCGAAAACCACGTTTAAATCGGTACAAGCTTCAAAACACAAGTTAGGTATCTCTTCCACATCCCCGATATTTATATATCTCATCGATGATGCTAAACTGAAACTTCCACTCGATAGTGATTTCAAATTTTTAAATTCTGCCGATTTGAGTTTACTTTGTTGGAAAGCACCACTACCAATAACGGAGATATTTTCTGTGTTATAAACTTGCTCTAAATTGAAAGCGTAGTTGCAGAAGTATTGAGGCAATTCATTAACTGTGTCGGGTAATGTTATAGATTTAACTATAAGTTGCTCCATAAAGCAGGCTACGGCAATTTGAGTTACTACCGTATCACCAACGCTTTCAGGGATAATTATATGTTCGGGCAATTCTTCGTATTTACTACCTACCTTGCCAACGCCATTGTCGCTGATTGCGTATGTATAAAGTGTAGGTTTATCTGCCTTGTATTTAGTGCAAGCACCTCTGTATTCGGGTTTCAAACTAACCACTCCATCATCATTTACATCAAAGTATTGTGCGTGAATATTTTGATTTCCCCTAACCGCCTCTGCTACTGCAATACCGCTTTGAGGGTTTGCGGAATTAGGATTGTAGGTTTGGTCTATTGAGATAGAGCCGCCTGAACCACCACCAAAAGCATCAGGGTTAATTGGTGTGGTAAGTATATTACCTAAAATTTCATTCATCTATAACCACCTCCGTAATCTTTGCTTGCAGTGTATAATCATTTTCGGGTCTTTGACCAATACAGTAAACAGTTATTACTCCATTATTATTTACTGCTAAAAATGAAATGTCTTTTTGATAGAATATTGTTGCTTGTTCAACGGAAAGAGAAAGGTCAACCTTGCTGCTTTTAGTTGTACCCGGAACACTCACCACTTGTGAATAAAGATTTCCTGAACCCTCCCATTTAGCGGCATACAATGTTACTGTTACAATCCTATTGATTTGTTCAAGTGCTTTTTTAATAGCCGATTCAAGGTTTCTGTTATCATTTAACATTTCTCGGTTATTGGAAACATATTCCGATACAATGCCATATAACTTATCCTTTGATACCAAATTCAACAAATCCTCGGAGAGCTTCGCATAGATTTCTCTTTTGATATTCTCTAATTCCGTCCCCGATATCCCGGAAGTGTTCTTATTAGGTGGCATTGGCATTCTTCTTTTGGTCTCACTTAAAGGTATATGAGTCTTGTTATAAAACTTTCTATATTCCATCATATAACTGTTAAATAACCCAGCCGAATTATTGTATCTTGCAGTTTCACCATTCTCAGCATCAATTTTCATTTTTAGGTAAGCAGTATATAACCTATCATAAGGACTTGCCACAATGAGAGGTACAGATAACTTATCCTCTGAATATCCTGTAAAATCATCATATCTACCATCATATCCTTCGTGGGTTTTAAGGACATCGTTAATGATAGTTTCATCAATAAACGATAACCACATTACTTTGATTGGTATAGAATACTGATTAGGTTTCAGGTCATCGACAATATCTATACATTCTTTTATTGTCATAATACTTTTCCTCCTATCTAAAAAAGAAGGTTTAAGCCACAATGCCTAAACCTTCCTTTCTTGCTTAATTAGTTAAATTCTTTTCGTTTGTTTTCTTCGGCTTTTGCAAGTCCATCCACATAACGCATTGCATATTCTTCAGCCTTTTCGGCAAGACGGATAGCTTCTGCAACCTCTTCAGGGATTTCTACAGTTTCGCCTCTTTTAATCATGTAATTCTTAAAATTCACCGAAAAGAACTCATCTTGTCTTGCGTTCTGCCCCTGATTTCGTGGCAATCGCACAGTCACTTTGCGTTTAGCATTATCTGTTGTTTTTTTAGTTGTCTCTGCCATAATTTCCTCCAAAGAAAATTTTATTTACAGGGAGCAGATGGCGAATCTACTCCCCATATTTAATTAGTTTTCGGAATCCTCATTACCGAGAGAAGAACCGGACTCAACTCTGAGCAATCTTTCCTGATAAAGAATCTTTGCACCATGACAGAATTTATAACCAATGGTGCTGAATTGTTCTAACGGACCACCAATCTGTCCTCTGGTCTTAATAATCATTTCCATACCTTCACCTTCAGGGTCAAGTACACCAAATGCATCTTTACCTAAGAAAAGTGTAGCATATACGGAAGCACCGTCTTTGCCTTCTTTCCATACCTTCGCTTCATTGGTTTCAATGAAACGCACACCATGAAGGTCACCAATATCACCCTTGAAGATAGGCTCTACTGCACCATACTTATGAAACTCTTTCCATTCTTCAGAGTTTCTAAGGTCATAAGCTACTGAAGGGTGAATAAGAGCTACATACCAACCGTCAATTTTAGGCGCTTTATTCTTTTTAAGCCATGTTGCAGCCTTGTTAACCATATTGGGTGTAAGTACGCAATCGTTAGTAATTCCATTTCGTGCTTCAGGAACAACACCTTCAGCATTAGGACACCAAGCAACAGAGTCACCGCCAATAAGAATATTGCGAGTCAAGGTGTCATAAGTTTCACCTTCGGCAGCACCCATTTCCTCGGTAGCACCGAAAATAACATCGTCATAAGACTCAAGCTCAAGACGGTCAGATACTGCTGTAAAATCACCATGCTGGGTGATAGTGCCTTCTACATTAGTCATACCAAAGGTCTGACCGGTAGGAATTACACCTTCAGTAAGAGGGGTTAATGCCTTAGCAAAGGTATTAAACTTTCTCCACTCTACTTTATTGCCATGCATAGGCTGCTTCTTACCAAACTGGGTAAAAATCATTGCTTCTCTTGCATTTTCCAAGAGAGCAGTATCATAAAAGGTTTTCATGGTCGGAGACATAGAAGTCTGACCGGTTACATTGACAGGTGATACAACATTACTTGAAATAACTGTTGCACCAACATCAGCAAAAAGTTGTAAATTGATTGTTTTAATAAAAGTTAACATAATTTTTCCTCCTCATAACAGGGAGGCTTAAATTTTTTATCTCCCTGCTTTTTTTCTTCGTTGTTCGTCTGCAAACTGTCTTAATTCTTTAAGACTCATTTTGCTAAAGTCTTGTTCTACAACAGAAGGAGCAGAGGAAGATAAACCGTTTTCAATTGGTCTTGCCTTGTTAGAGGCAACTGCCTGAGCTGTCTGTGCTTGTATTTGTCTTGAAGCCATCTGCACTGTAGCAGGTAGTATTTCACTCCAATGACAAGCCATATAAGCAGCAGTAGTATCTCCATTATTCACCGCACAAAGTCTGCGAAATCTCTCGTCTTGCATTTCGGTATCAAGGTCAAATTGAGGAAACTGTGTCTTTGTTTTCTCAGCATTTCGTCTGAGTAACATTATTTGTTGCCTCATTTCTTCTTGTTTTGCTATTTCTTCTTTTTCAGCTTCAATAGCAGCCTTCTCTGCATCAATGCGAGCCACTTTTCGCTCCATAGATAAAATCCTACGGGCTTCTTCGTTTGTCATATCATGCTCCATGGCATAATTCTCATAATACGAATCATCTTCGTCAATCTTCTGCTGAAGTACCTCGAGGAAATTTTCATCATCAGGATTAACTCCGTATTTGTTAGCAACAATTTCAAGAAGTGCTTTCTGTTTACCGGAAGTTTCTTCTATTCCTTTATACTTCTTGAGTCTGTCACTAATGGTTTTATCCATGTAGGCTTTGTGTTCTTCCTTATAATCATCAGACTTAATTAAATCTGCATAAGGAATCTTTTCTGTTGTAGTTTTGGGTTCATTGGTAGTTTGAACCGGTTCAGAAGCCACAGGTGTAGAAGCTTGCTTTTTATTAGCAGTTTTCTCCATAGCTTTCTGATAATATTTTTTTGCCTTCTCAGGGATGGAGGCAGGTATCTTTTCTCCTGAATTTTCAATCACATTATCTCCAATTGAAGAAGCAGAGCCACCATCTCCACTATCTCCACCTTCACCGAATAACTGTAGATTGAGTAATAGTTTTTTAAGCATATATCAATGCTCCTTTATATTTCTGCACTTAAGGGTGCGAGCCTATGATTATATTTTAATCATTTAAAATAGGGTTTTCTATCCCCCCACTTTAAAAGTTACATTTTCAGGATAATTTTCTGCAACCATTTCCAAACCAACAAGAATAGTCCAATATGTACGCACGATATTTCCTTTGTATTCTTCTTTTGGTTTGCAGCATAAAAATCCTTTTTCCTCATTAAAAGTAGGTGGTTCTTCAAGCATATCCACCGATTGAAACAAGGCATTACCCAATGTATAGAAAAGGGTAGATACAGCCGAACAGACTATATCTTTACCACTTTCCTCATAATTTGCGTGTCCGTCTAATTTCAATTCAAGGGTTTCGGGTTTAAATGTTATATCTATCATTTTTTATCTCCTAATCAGCTTGTGTAGAAGCTCTTGCTGTACTTCTTGCTTTTGCCATGTGTGCAGGTTCACTATTATCATTGATTGATATGACCCCACCACTTGATTGAGGCATAGGTTGTCCACCCTGCGAGAGTATTTGATTTGCAACTTGTTCACCCAACATCGGATTGATTTGATTTGCAAACTGTAAAGCCATTTGCTGATATACTACAAGCATTTCAGCAAGAGTGCCGTTTTCTTGTATTTTCTGCATTACTTCCTCTTTCTTGGTGAAGTCCATCATGTTCAAACAAGCCAAGGCTTGGTCTGTCATTTGAGGATTGAAGAAGCCTTGATTATAAAAATTCAATGCTAATTCATTGATTTCCATTTTCTTATATGGATTTGCTTTTTCGGAAGTTACATCAATATCAAATTCAGGTAAACGCAAGCCTATATTTGCACCCATTGTTGTTTGTGCTTGAGGCACAAGACCCTTATTGTCATATTGAACAAACTGTTCCTTCATACCGTCAGGCATTATACGGAATGTTCTTGGAATGTCATAGAATTGACGAATAAGCTCTACTATCTGATAACATACATCTCTAAATGCTCTGTGGAATGTTTTGTTTGAGCTTCTCGCATTTTTACCGGCTGTTTCTTGAAGTGCAGCAATAGCAGATGCAGCAGTTACACCACTTGGAGCTACACCATTATTAGAGTCTTGGTTGCTTGTAACATATTTAAGTTCCTCTATCTTCTGATTGAGGAAATTGACATAGATTGTATCTAACTGTTTGGTGTCCATCGGTCTTATGTTTTCTTCTCCGATATTACCTTCAACATGAACAAATTTCTTTGATTTGTCATTATATTCGTCAAGGTTTATTGTTCCATCACCCTTAACGAAATAGCGAGGAGAAGCACCTTCAACTGCATTATCGGTTATAGCCTTGTTTAAATGGTCTATTTGTATCTGTGTATCTCTACCTATATCGGTCAAACCATAACCACATATACTTCCTTCAATCGGATATAAAGCCATTGTTACAAAGGGATATAAAGCATGGTCATAAAGTCCTCTTGTTGCAATAGATTCACCCAATGGAACAGTAAGAGGTATTCCGGTCTCAGGGTCAATAGTAACCTTTTCAGGAGCAATAATTTCATTTTCAGTAGCATATAGCACTATGTCATTTACATACTTAACATACTGCAAGGTTTTCTTTCCTTTAACATAGGTGTGATAATACCAATCTATCACTACCGACTTGTCAGAGGTGTCTACCTTGTCATCATAAAGGTACTTGGCAAGTGTTACAGACTGTGTGCCTAACTTACCTGCACATTGAGGGTATCTTTGCTCTAAAAGAACATTAGACACTAATTCAGTATTAAATATGTTTTGCGACTCTTGAATATCTGTAATGCCCGGTTCCCAAAATAGATTGATAAAGTCAATCTTCTTAATGGATATATCACCGAGACCATTATGCTTTGAGCCGTCCCAAAATATACCTTGAATACTTCCTCCATGCTTTAAGGTGTACCACACAACATCGGAGTAAACATCTTCGTATCTGTTATGTTCAAGAATAATCGGTACAATAGAGGACAATTTTTGAGCTTCAATTTTATCGTCCTGTTGTCGAGGTTGAAAATTACAAGTAGGATAACTATCCATAGCATCTGAATATCTACTCTGAATACAAGACCATAACCATGGTGTAGCAGGTTTAAAATCTGCTGTATTATCATTCATATAATTCCACTGTCTAAGCTTCCAAAACTGCTCATTTGCAATGATTTTCTGCTCAAGGCGAGCTTTACCGGTTTTATACTTACGAAGTATTTCAGAAGCCTTACTTACTTCTTTGCTACCAATTTTAGGCTTCATTTGAGCTTGCAACTGTTTCTTCATTGCAGTTTGTTCAAGCATTGCCATCTCGTTCCTTGCCCTTATTTCCAATTCATCACTTTTTGGCTGCTGTGTCTGTGGCATTTGCTCTTGAGTCTGAGCTTGATTTTGTGGCATAGCCTCTTGCGGCTGCTCTTTTTTATTAAATATCTTCATCATATCCTCCCAAAAATAGCTTTATTATATGTTCCATTCTCAACAAATTGGTTGAGAGGGTCATACTTAGGAATTTCTTTAACAACTTCTTTTCTCGGTGCTATCGGTCTCATCATGCAAAAGTATCTGATTTCATCACAAGCATGGTCTTCTAAGTCACTATCCAAATCTTCGGGTTTATGCTCGTCATACATCATTAAGGGAATAGTTCTTATTGAATCCTTGCAAGTATCAAAGAAATAAATCATTGCTTTGCCATTCTCGTCAAACCTCAACCTTTCATGTACCTGCATCCACCCGGCAATACGGTCATTTATACCCTTTTCAAACCATAACGAATGCTTTTCAGCTTCTTCTGCTGCCGATATACCATGCGAACCGTCCCAAATAGAAGGGTCTGCAACACCTTGTATTCTCTTGCCTTTAAGGTATGGGTGTTCTCTTTCAATCTCTGCAATCTTGTCAAATTGCTCTTTATTAGACCAATGCACACCCTCGTTAGCAGTTCCGGTGCAACCATATAACTCAAGTATTCTGTAAGCACACCCGTCATAGTCTACTGCCCACCAACCACAGGAGAAGGGTTTGCCATATCCCCAGTCATAGCTTCTGTATATCTTCCAATCTTTTGGTATGTTAAAAGGCTTAATTACATGAGTCCATCTATGCTCTATCAATGCTTCTTCCTCTGTAATACCTGCCTCATAACAACTCTGAGGCTCAGGTGTGGCTCTAAATTCCTCAAAGAAAGCACCCTCAAATACGTCCCATCTACCTTCTAACCAAGCCTTACGAAGCTTAGGTGGTAATGCTTCAAGTTGTTTTATATACTCAGGGTCACTATCCATAAGTGCTTTGTTATCGGTAACAAGAGATTGAATGAAAGAATAATCTTCAGGGTGTTCTCCCGCTTCGTATATTCTGTCAATGAACAATCTCTTGATATATCCATGTCCCTTCCCACCGGGATTGCAGGTATAATAAGTCCTTTTAGGAAATTCGTTAACACCACGCACACAAGCACATATCTTTTTCATTTGTTCTTCGGAAAGTAATGTAGCTTCATCGAGGAATAGCACATCTACTTCAGTACCTTGATACCTATCAACATCATTCTCTGTATCGCAGTATCGAAAGAGGATTTCACTTCCATTCGGAAATATCATTTCTTTGTTAGAATCGTTATAATGTGCAATTTCTTCATCTGTTTTACATTTCAACAGTTTCTTTAATGGCTTAATATGGTTTGCTTTTAACTCACCATACGTTTTACGAACAATCATTACCTTGATACCTGCATATATTAAGCAAAGGATTATAGCTTTGAGCCTTATACCAAAACTCTTGCCTCCACCTCTTGCTCCTCCAAATGCAACGTGTCTATGCTCATCTTGCATGAATATCTCTTGTTTTGGACTTGGTGTAGGTAGTTTAAACTCCATACTTCCTCACCTCGTCACCGAATGTAATATTGATGCTGGTGTCTTTCTTTTCTTCCTCGGTTTCCTTACGAAGCTTGGCTATCCTTGCCTCTTGTTCTCTCATATCAGCATCGGACTTAAGCATTTGTATTTCTTTAATATCCTTCAAAGCAGAAGCTATTGCTTTTAATCCTGTGCGGTCAACAATAGAAGAAGTCTCAACTACCTCTATTTCCTCATCTATAATCTCTTTTGTAGGCTTATCGGGTCTCTCAAAGTTGTTATATTCAATGACCTTTGTTTTTTTGGTTTTAGTGTTTAAAACAATGTTCAACTCTGCTATTGCCTGTTCTATTTTAGAAAGCAATTCATCTGTAGCCGTCTGTATTCTTTTCATTCTTTCGACTTGCATTTCACCACAAGTCTCAATTGTTTTTGCTACCAAGTTGACCTCGTTTTGTTTTTTAAGTTCTACCCAATTTTCTTTTTTTGCCCTCTTGAAAATTGTTGATACCGGAACATCGTATTTTTCAGCCAACTTACGATAGCTTGTTTCTGTTGATATGTATTCTGTTCTAATTTTGTTCCAATTCACAGCAATTTCCTTTCTGCCCTTAAAGTGGGCGAATCTTTATAAATCAATAATAATAAATTTGATATATAGCTTTCTATCCCCCCTATAGCAGCAAATAAAAAAGAGAGGATTTCTCCTCCCTTTTTGTTTATTCTTCCTCTGCCGGTTCTTTATCAGCACGATGGCAATATCCTTCTTTTGATGTACCCTTATTCCACATGGAACAATGACCCACATTAGAGTATTCGCTACCTATGAAATAAACGCAATCTTTACAGTTTGTAACATCAACTTTCATTGTCCTCACCTGCCAATTCTTTTAAGAGCAATTCATCTAATTTTTCACTGATTTCCTTGCTCATAATACTTCGTGTCTTATGGTGAATATAACCATAATTACAAGTCCCAACACCGCTAAATTCTTTATTTAACCTCTCCGCAAACTCTTTGTGTGCTTCAGCTTTGACAAGTTCCATCATTTCGGGTATTTGCTTTGCAAGGTCAATTCCCTCTTTTATATGGTTTTTCAACCTTTCATTCTCTGCTTTTTGAGTATCAACCAAACCCCTCAAAATTATGTTTCTTTCTTGCAAGTTCTTATTCTCTGCTTGTAACCTCTTAACTTCACTTTCAAGATGTTTAATTGATTCGTCTTTGCGAGCGTTGCAAGTTTCGTAAATGCCTATTCTTGCTTGTAAGAGGTTGATGAGGTCAAGGGTATTTGCATTTAATTTTTCACAACACGCGCTGGCGGTTTCCAAATCAACATATAATGGACAATCCCAGCATACTTTTATATCTCTACCTTGTGTACAACACTCCAAAGCCTTTACAATCTCGCTATCGGTCAAATTTGTAGGGACAGGCGTCCCCGACTGTCCGTTTTCTATTTTATCGGGCATTTATATTTCCTCGCAATCTTTCAAAATTTCTTTATATATTTCTCTTATTGGTTTGCCATCTTTTCTCGGCACATAATCAAAGAATTTTGTTGAACGATATATCAATTTATTGTTGCTCCATCTTTGCAAATCTCTTAAAATGTGCCTTTTCGGTAAAGCATTTTTTCGGTATATCCTCACATCAGGTGCATACCCTGCCGATTGAATAAGTTTAACTCTGTAGCAATCATCTTTAATTGATGTATCAAAATTAGTTAGCATATAAACAATCGCTTTGCGGTCGGTAATGTTTAATGTTTCTTTTGCAAGTTTCAAACCTTTAACAATTCGTCTTTCGTTCCTCATAAAATCAAACGCAAAGTGCATAGTTTTAATTTTAATTCGCTTTAATATTTCAAGGTTTTTTTCGTTTATAAACCTTGCATCTAACCCTTGTGTAAAATCAACCGATGCACCGCTTTGTGCTAACTGTTCCAATAGTTCGATATGGTTTCGACAAGCAAGAATATTAGCATCAAGCAAAATGATTTCCTTTTGTCCGTTCCACCATTCGTTCAAATCCGATACTTTATGTGTAACAAGTCCTTCTTTTTTCCACACGCAACAAAATCCACACTTATTAGGGCAACCTCTTGTCAGAAAACCAAATGCTTTACCTTTTGTGAGTTCGGGATATAAGTCATAATCGGGATATGAATGTTCTATTTCATAAGGCAATTCGCCATCATCTGTTTTTTCATATTCCTCTTTGCCATCAACAATTTTAATTGCAAAACCTGTACCGCCATATATGATTTTGTCTGCTTGTATTACTGACATATCCATTTGCGTATATTCATCACCAAACACTTTAGAAACATATACTAAATCATAGTGCTTTAATGGAAATAACCACTCGACATTATCACCCTTTGCTTTGTGATATGCAGAAATTTTCATCATAGCAAGGTTAGGGAAATTATGACTATCAACATCAAGTAAACCGATTTCCATTTTTCTCACGCTCCTTTAACTCTCCGTAACTGCAATAAAAATCATCTTCGGGAAAGAATGGATATCGTTGTCTGAATTTCTCACATATCCCTTTATTAGTTCTGTGCTTACAATCCTTACACCTTACAACCTCAACCACATCTGCGGTAGGACATTGTTCTTTACTGTGTATAATGCTTTTAGCAATATTTAAGCCTGTATTTCTGCCCTTGCTATACATTCCTGTTTCTTTTTCTTTTTGTTCGCTTATTAGTTTATAAGCATTTTCTCGCTCTATGTATTCAGCCATTATTACCCAACTCCTTCAACTTTTCTTCTGCTTCCTCTTTGGCGATTTTATAATTTAAGCAAGTTCTTCGATTGTTTGCCTGTTCTTTTCGTGTCGCCCAACAACAATTTTCAGGACAATAATTACCATCATTGTCTATACGTTCTATGGTCAAATCTTGTTTATATCCATTTGATAATGCCCATTCCGCAAAAACTTTCATATCGTGCCATTCTTCGCAAACTGTTATACCCCTGCCACCATAATTTTTATATGCCTTATGGTTTGGATTTTCACATCTTGCTATCATTGATTGATGAACAAAATACAATGGATGTCCTACAAATCCGTGTTTTTTAAAATCGGAACCAACTTTTGACCCGTGTTCTTTTCGATAACATCCGCAAGATTTTGTGTGACCACTCAAAAGATAATAGATTTGTGTAACAATTTCTTTGCCACACTCGCATACACATTTTGCTTTTGTGTGGGTATTTTTGCTATATATTATTTCTTTAACAGTCAATCTACCAAAGGTTTGAATTATAAGATAATCATAATTTTTCTTGCTCATTTTTTAATGCCTCCTCCGCTTGAGATTTGGTGAGGAATACGGTTTTGCCGAAAGACCTTTCGCCTATATGTGCACTCATTTTAAGTCCTAAAGGCAAGTCCATTGTTATCCAAAAACCGCCTATGTCATATCCAATAACAGTTACAGTTACCTCTAAAACATATGGCTCTGTACTCTCGTCACCCTCGTCTATGATGTAAACCGTCTGCCCCACCTTACAAGGCGGTACTATAACACCGTTTGCTAAAAGGTAGTCGGCTATTTCTGCTGAAATCTTTTCAAGAAACATATTACCGCCCATAATCCTTGTAGGTGTATCGCATATTAACTCTATCAGCCTATCTCTATCGGTCTGCATTATTTACACCTCGTATTACTTTTTCTAACATTTCAATTATTATGATACAACGAATTGTGCTTTGTCTTTTTTTAAGATAACTCAATGCTTCTTTTATGTTTTCAGTTTCAAGTATCTTTTCAAAAGGCATATTGCATATTTGCAAGTCGAGATTATATCTATCGGTCATTGTCTGCACCTTCTTCTGAATTTTCTTCATAATCTTCTTTGGTTGTAGGCTCGGCACGATACCCTTTTAAACATAGTGTTTCGCATAGTTTTTCGGGTTTGATAGGTAAATCAACCGAAACATAAAAATCAACCTCGTTTGTGGTTTCGTTTATTATTTTGTAATAAAATTTATCGGTCATTCGGTATCACTCCAATCTAATGCTTGACCGCATTCACCGCAATACTTCATACCCCAACCGATAAAACGGACATTACAACAAGGGCAATATCGCAATTCAATATCCCCTTTAATTTCTTGCATTACTACCTTCTTCGGTATCTGCTTTTCAAGGGCATTTATAATTGCTTTCTCGTTAAGCACATATTCGGTTTTAATTCCGTGTTCTATTGCCTTTTGTTTTATTTCGCCTAAAATAGCATTGTCTAAATCTTTTTGCCACTTAACGCACACTTCGTTTATGCTTTTAAATGTCATTCGGCACACCTTATCCTTTCTTTGGGTCATAATCCTCAAAACGAGGACAAGAATTTAATATAATTCTGTTATTGCACCATCGCTGGAGAAATCTTGTTTCTCTCGGTGCATTTGGCTTATCATAAATCATTACATAAGGGTTAAATCCCATATCTCGCAGGGTGTAAATTATGCCTCCCCATCTTCTTCCTCCTCCGACATTACCTCATAGCAATCATCACAGAGGTCATCAAATCCAAAATCACCTTTATCGGGAGAACACTCAGTTCCACACCGGTCACAGTAATATCTTTTAACATTTCGATTAGGGCAACTACTACCGATGCAGTGTAATCCTACACCGGTGCAGCCAACACATTCATTTGATATTTCAACTGACATATCACACACTCCTATCTTCCTCAACCCATTTAAGAATAGTTTTATAATGAGAATGAATTATTGCATTAGGTTTTTTACGAATAAAAGCTTTAAGTCTTTCAAAGTAATGGTGAATTTCATCATAGGAGAGCTTTTCACAAAGGCTATTGAATTGTTCATCACTCATAAAGACAATCCCTTCACCGAGAGTACCATGTGAAAAATCAAGTTTATTTGAATAGGTAAATGCCGATTCCTCAGTGGATAAGTCGGTGGGAGGGGTGTCATCGTTGGATTCCATGGCTTCCTCTTCTACTCCATTAAATTCACTTATTTTCGATTCGATTCCTTTCCCTTCTATTGGGATTCCATTTGGATTCCACTTGGATTCCACTTGGATTCCATTTGGAAGTCCTACCTTTTGAGCCTTAAATTGAAGTAATGAATCACCTTCAGATGGGTTATCTGTATAACTACCGTTAGCTTTAATAAAAATCTTTGCAGCAAGCTCCGGATATTGAGGCATTTTAAGCCGGTCATTCTTCAACGTATTCTGTATTTTCCAATGCTTAATAACCACTACACCATTATCAAACACAAGAATAAATCTCTTTGATAAAAGAATATTTAAGTCATCATCAGAAGCTCCTATAAGCCTTGTTATTCTTCTTGGATTATTTACAAAGCCATCATCATCAGCTCTCATTCCGAGATGAAAATATAAGGCTTGTGTAGATTGTGGCATATCTAAGAAAGCATCACTATCTACTATTTTCATAGAAAAACATCGTCTTTCAGCCATACTACACCTCCTTAATCTTTATCTTGTGGAAATATAGCATCAATTTCTTTTTGATAATATAATCCGGAGTTCTGAAGCCTTTAGTATCTTCTACTATGGTTTTTCCGTCTTGTAATTGATACACAAAATCAGCTATGTAATTGCACTCTCTTTCAAGCACTCTTACACCATCTTGAAGCCTTTTCCCTGTCTTTTCGGAAAATCTTTCATAATGCTCCGCTTGTGTAGGAATCAAGAGAAATTTCACTTGTCTACGGAGATTATAAATCTCACCGGCTTTCTCAAGCATACATAGCTCAACATATCTGTCTCTTTCTTTTTTGGAGTCAAATACTTCTGTTTTGTAATAAGCCTTTTTAGAATGATATTTAGTCTGCATATTTTTCCTCCAACATTCTGTAAATTTCGCAATATTGATACCTTGCATCGCAAAACAATTCACGATGCAGGTTTCTTTTTTTTCTTGCATTAAAGATTAAATGCATAGTGCAATCATCTGTTATACCCTCACAAACAATCTTTAAGGCATCACTCGACCTATAAAAAGGGCATTTGGCATAGACTTGACCAAGTTTTGATGTAGCCATATAACCACCACCTATTTTAAAGCAGAACCATCTTTAAAGCCTTTATCATAACCCTGCTGGTATTTCTCGGTTTTTTCCCACTCTATATCAGCAGTCTCGTTCGCTCTGAGCAATGCAATAAGAATAATAGTAATTACGGTGCCTACCACATTACCTAATACAAACATTAAGATTTTAATTGCCATATTTATTCCTCCTTAATAACACCACTTTCTATAAGCCTTGTAACTATTCTTTTTATCATTAGAGGTGGAACACTCATGCCACAGATGTAATGTACATTTGTTTGTGAAAAATTTATAAAGTCATAATCTTCGGGAAAGGTTGAGCAATGAATTAAATCTTCATTACTTTGATACATTTTGTCGCAAACTCTAACATTTACATTTTTAGCTGTAATTGTTAAGTTTACTTTATCATCGTAAATGTACCTATTATTAAAAAATGAACCTTTACCTCTTAACCTCATACAAGCATCACTCATATCATAATCACCATATTCAAATAGTGACATAAGGTCTTGCATTGTTTTCCCTTGGACTTTTGCACCACCTTTTTCAGACCTAACTTGACCAAACAATACAGGTTCATAATTAAAAGACATATCCAAATCCCATAAGTCAAAATGATTATCCTCTCTAATAGCCACAAAGAACACTCTATGCCTTGCTTGTGGCACACCCATATTTTCACCCTTTAAGAGCCAATGCTTGACCTGATACCCTATATCATTTAATTGCTGATATATCTTTTGAACATAGCTCCAAGCCTCACCTTTTATAAGACCCTCAACGTTTTCCATAATCATTACTTTAGGTCTTAATTTTGCAACCGTTTCAATGAATACAAAGGATAAATCATCAAGAGTTTGCTCTGCCTGTCCTTCTCTAAATTTCTTTTTCTTGCCCCAACTTTCCTCTCGTTCACCAGCCATAGAGAAAGTAGTGCAAGGGGGAGAGCCATCAAGAATATCAAGGTTAAATAATTCTTCAGGTAATTCCTCATTAGGAATTTTATTAAACTCACGAATATCCATAAGAAAGTTATGTTTTGGATTATGATTTTTTATGTAGACCTCGTTCATTTTAGGGTCTATTTCACAACAACCTAAAACCTCACACCCGGCAAGTTTATATCCCATAGTTGAGCCTCCACCACAAGCAAAACAACTAAATACCTTGAGTCCATTTTTCTCCTTTGGATAATCTTTAAAAGACCATTTCCAATCAGTAGATTTTATAGGCTTATACTTTTCTCCTTCTTCACCCATCATGTCAAAAATCGTCATATTATCCATTTATTAGTCCCTCTTTGTGCTTTTGTATATACTTTTTATTGCATTTGCCAATACAACACCTACAAGGTCATTACCGTTATAAATGTGTAAGTATTCGCCACGTTCAAAAATGTCGGTACCGGCAATATTTATAAAATCCATATTTTCATCTATAAAGTGAACAATAACTCTATCCATATTCTGTTACCTCTAAAAAGGACAATCGAAATCTTCTATATTGCCTAAATCTTCAAAATCGTTTAATTTGTCGGCAAATTCAGGCAGAGGGTCATTTTCGGGAGTAGGTAAGGAATTACCTTCGGCAGAGCCTTCCGACCTCTTTGACTCGATAAACTGAACATTATTTGCTACAACCTCAAAGGCGGTACGGTTGTTACCATCCTTGTCTTGGTATCTGCGAGTCTGTATTGAGCCTTCAATGCCTATCATTGAGCCTTTTGAGAAGTATTTAGAAATGAACTCTGCTGTACCTCTCCAAGCAACTATATTGATAAAATCGGCTTGCCTATCCTCACCCTGCTTATATTTTCTATCCACCGCAATTGAGAATGAGCATACAGACACTCCGGTCTGTGTGGTTTTAAGCTCAGGGTCGGCAGTTAACCGACCCGATAAAACTACAAGGTTAAACATTGTTTCTTACCTCCCTAAATGCAGCACCTACTTTTTGCCTTAACTCATCGTAGAGTTGCGACCTCAAGTATTCTTTAATTTTTTCACCTGCAACTGCTTTTACTCTTTTAAGAGGGAGATATGCACCAAACCTTTTAGCAACCTCGTCTATATCTCTTCCTTCAAACATTTCGGTTGTGGCAGTCGCAATAGCATCTCCACGCATTGTCTCTACCAAAAGAACATCTCCCTTACGAACCTCTAAATACCAAGGGACTGCAAATAGAAACTCTTGTGAGCTACTATCATGTTTTGCAAACACTACAAGGTGTCCTTCTATATTTTGATTAAACATTATTTTCAGCCTCCTTCATAAGCCTTTGTGCTTTTTTAAGTCCTTCACGAGCTTGAATCATTTTGTGAATACGGCTATTAATTTGTGCAATAGTATGGTCAAGTTCATCAGGAGTTTCTGCTATAAAGTAGCCGTTTCCATCAGATGCTATAGGGATGAAATTTGCTCTTGAAGCATTTATAATCTTCCGTATCATAGGAGTAGAAATACTGGTTAGTTGGCTTATCTCCGCAGAGGTGATTCTATTGCCTTCGCCCTTGGGAATTAAGATAATAATTTCATCCTTCATTTTTAGTTACCTCGCCGGTATCTTCATCAATATCTGTATAATCTGCTTCAAATACAGTCTCATCATGAACGGAATACATATCCTCAGAAATCTCTTTTTTAATGGTTTCATCTTGGGATATACCTCTGATAAAGTCGGTTTTCAAAGGAGCATATTTTAAAACTCTTTTTAAAACAGTTTTCTTAGCCATTTCTTCGAAATTGCTTTTCCATGGAGAAAAACTTGACCCATAAGCCTTACTATATTTCGCAGCATGGTCTTTAACATCGTCCATTGACATTACCTCGAAACCAAATCCACCTTGCTTGGTCTTAAACATTGCATATACAAGGATTGCATCACCTCTATTGCTTGAGGCAGGTTTATGTACAAGCTTAGGTTCTAAACCGTATTCGTAAGAGAAATCATCATTTTCATAAACTATGTGAGCTTGTACTACCTCAACCTCACCCGAACGATAAGCAAGGTCAATTAATCCCTTATAACCAAGTTGAAATTGACACTCTTGCACACCCTTATTAGCATAAGGAAGAAGGTAAGCTTGACCGAGAGGAGTATTAGGTTCTACACCAAGTTGTGCAGCACACATCATAGCTCCGAGAAATGACTTAGGGGTACAAGTTCCAAGTTTAGGATTTACCGATAAGGCACTTAATACCATTCTTGTAAATCTTTCAGGTGTGAGGACTGAAGGGAGAGCCTTTGCTATCTCACCTTCCATGGACTTTATATACTGTTGCATGGTCTTTTGACCGTTATTATTTGTAGTTGCTACTTTATTCTGAATTGTGTTTGACATAATATTTTCTCCTTAAAAATTATTTTTCGTTTACTTTAAATGCCCGGTAATTTGATGCTTTATAATATTTACTTAAATCAATCTCCGGGTTTTCTGCTGCGAATTTCTTGACATCGAATGTACTTCTAACTGAAGCCGCCCAAGATACCTTGAAGTTATCTGTTTCGCCTCGGTCTGCATCACTCATGAAAACCTTGATGTTGTTCGCCATTTCATCTTGAAGGTTTTTCAATTCCTTAATCTGTTTGCCAAGAGCAATATACTGACGAAGACTATCTTCATAAGCTAATAGGTTAACAGTTCTAATGTGCGATTCGGGATATATGGTGCTAATGGTTTCACTTGTTGAATCTGAGCCATCAACCATAGGAGGCTCACCATTTTCGACACAAGTCCAAAACTCTTTCTCAGCTTGCATTAGAGCCTTAATCTCTTCTTCATCTCGTTCTATTTCAAATACCTTAAACTCTTTGCCAAGAATAAGGACTGCAAGATACCATTTCTTATAACCGGTAACAGCCATATAGTGCATACATTGCACATAGTAATTTTCAGGAAACTCACCATTTTTAAAACTCTTGAGGTTGAGAACAGAAGTAGTCTTACATTCAAGACCTGCGTTTTCACCTACAACCAAACGGTCTATATTTGCGTGTGCAAACGGATAATCAGAGTTCCAAAGAATAAAATTCTTTCTTCTAACCTTTTTACCGGTCTCCTCAGTAAATCTTTTTGCAACATAGTCCTCAAGGTCTCTTCCTAATCTCATAGCCTCGTTGTCCTCCTTTGGAGGAAGTTTGCCGAGCTTGTCTGCCCATACTGTATAAGAACTTGAGAAAGAATTAAGTCCTACTACTGCTGCTGCATCTGAACCACCGATATAATTTTTACGAATTTCTAACCATTCTTCATGGTTATTAAAAGCAATTTCTTTAATCATCTATATTTAAACCTCTCAATTCTGTATTAAATTTCAATCTATAGATTACGTCTTTAAGCTGTTTGTTTTTTCTTTCAAGTTCTGCAAAAGCTTCTTTCTTTGCCTTATGTTTCATAATGGCAGAATCAATCAAACCAATCACCAAGGTCGATAAAATCAAACATACGAAAAATAAAATAACCATTATTTGATAATCAAGCATTTTTATCACCAACCAACTGTAACTTCCAATCACCTGACTGCCATATTGTTTTAGTTTCACAATCTTTAAATGTGGCATTCTCGGAAAGAATGATTTTTTCTTTTTTATTCCAACCATATTTAGAGGATATGATTGTTGAAAACCCCTTAGCGTTCTTAACCGTGGCTGAACCGCAGATGTACTCAACCGTGGCTGAATCGTAGATGTACTCAACCGTGGCTGAACCGCAGATGTTCTTAACCGTGGCTGAACCGCAGA